TTAATAACGTTTGATGTTCAAAATCTGGAATCCTTTGATACCCAACATTTGTACGTAATATCATTTCTCCACATATAATATTAGATAATGATACTAAATTAGTAGTGTAAGCCCCTACGACACCAGTGTCTATAGTCCCATCAACTCGGCTTACCATGCCTTTATAAAACGTTCTAGCTTCATCATACGGCAGAAATGACCCGTCATCAGGATTATGATCAGTCATACATGTTAGATGGTCACCCATAAACCCCTTTATTGTCATATTACTAACTTCACAAAATGCTGAACCTTTTGAATTAAAGATACCATTAGTTAATTCTCTAAGGTTTTCATCAGGGTCAACAAATGATCTCTCATATCGATCTCCTATTAATGTCCCATTTGTAATTTTAGAGTTTTTCGCCCTAGCAAATCCAAACACATTACCTGGGATTTCATTCGGTAAGTATGAGCCGTTATCATAAGGATTTCGTATTGTTGTACCACTAGTTGCAGTTTCGTCAGAGTCAAACAGAACAGATATTTCTGACCTATTAAAGTCAAATTCTAAGCCCGTCTGCATTACCATTTCAAATTCTGCATGTAAAACAGATGTTACATCATACCCTGGAATGTTCTCATAGCAAACATTATAATGCCCTCTTTTTAAAACAGCCTTCTGGTATCCATTATTGTGAGCATAAACAAGAGCTTTTTCTATTCCTTTTTTATTATTATAAGCAACATCCCATTGGGCTTGCGAATATCCCCCGCCCGTTCTATTATCACCTTCTGTTATAGTCCACTGATTTTCTACACCAACGCCATTTTTTACAAGTGGAATTAAGTACGTAGTCTCTAAAGCATCTATAATTTTTTTCATGGATTCTAAGAGCGGAATGTCATACCTGTCATGACCCAGATCAGGCAATGTGTGTTCTTTGTAAATTGTTGTACTCATACAACCTCTTTCTATATTTTAAATTAAAAAAAATATCAAGTTTTAAATGGCTGCAATAAAAAAAGGCCCTCTCTGGAGAATTAGAGAGGGCCTAGGCTGATAAAGAGCACAAAAGGCTCTTTATACACCACACAAGCTTTTTTGAGTGAATATATATAATTATCCACCGACTCTCCTTTGTTTTTTGTAGGAATGTCTTTCCCCTGATACAAAGGGACAATTTGTTGCCATGATTTCAGCAAAGACAAGCTCTCCAAGGATCGAGCATATTACTTGTCCGGCTTCTGATACATTTTGATCCCCTTTTATAGCAGGGCATTCAATACACTTGTTTACTTCAAAACTCTTCCCCATCCTCATACCTTTCTACAACAGCTATACCAGCTTTACAATTCTCACAAAAAACAGTGGCTTTAATAGTAGATATGGGCTCTAGTACTAAAAATTCTCCACCACAGATATTACAAGCACCTTCTACCATAAGCGTCATCCAGTTGACCGCATCTATTTCTGGTTTATTGACAAATTTAAAACTCATTCTAACTCCAGTTCTAATTGCACGAAGTTTGTTTTTTTAAGTCTTTCAACTTCATCCTTAAGCTTTTTATTCTCTTCTTCCAGTATCCCATTTTGATCTTTATAACCTTTGACTAAGCCAGTAAAAACGGCAATTGCATCTTCTTCAGTAATAACCATTCTTACTATTGTAGATCTCTTGTTGCTATCTTTTAATGCAATATCTACATCAATTATGGTGCTATTAGTCCAAGATTTGTTTTTAATAGTATAAACATTGGCAATTTTAAAAGACTTATCACGATTTGATTGTTTTTTAGGAGATCTTAATATATTCATTATATATTCTCCATTGCATCATATTCTTCACGAGTATTTCTATTTATAGCATCGAAATCATTGTACCCGCTCTTGTATCTCTTTTTTTGAAGCTTAGTTATGTTTGCACTAAAGACATCTTCCATCCTGTAATCAGACTGAGTAGCTATTTGTACTAGAATAGTGCTAATGCATGAGCATTTGTATTTGATTTTATCAATATTGTCTTCTTCATACTGATTGTGTCTTTTTATTAAGTTAAGCAATTCAATAGAGTCACTCATCAATCTATCAAGAGAGTCTTTTTTTGAATTAGTAGAGTAAGCTCCATTACCAAAGTCGAAAGGAATTCTTTTATATATAAGTGATAAAAACCAACAAATATCTCCAAGTTCCTCAAGAGTGTTAGTATATGTGAACGAATCATACAATTCTTTTACTTCTGTAACAATCCCAGCAGAGGCATGATACAGATCGGTTTTGTAATCATCACTTACTTTCATTGTAGCCTCTGACGACTTCGCATACTTTTCAAAATACATCTTTACTCCTCTTCCTCTTTAGAAGACTCTTCCAACTCTTCTCTTAATTGAGTTGCAAAATCTATAAACTCATTTATAATATTAATACTAGCAACAGGCGATCTTGGTATTTGGTAGTTCAATTCTTTTGCCATCTTCTTTTGTTTTGAACTAGAAAATCTACCTGTTCTGCTTTTTGCTTCAATAGGGCACGCTATTAAATATTTATCAGTAAGAGGTAGGAATATCATATCATCAGGCCACCCAGCAAGAGAATCTGAAAATATCTTTTTCATATAAGTAGGAACATTTGCTTTTTTGCTGTGTATCCAACGCCATATAGAATCAGGTATCCTTATGTGAGGTAAAGCCTTTAATTCTATGTACATATCAAGAGCTTCTTGGACTGGACTCTCTGTGTCTGAGCCTTCTTTTGCAGGTAGATCTTTCTTTTTTCTAAAACCTACCTGTTCTTCTTTAGAGAATTTCACTTGTCTCGCTCCTTTAAATAAGCGTGTTCGCATAAATTTCTAAAAAACTCAGATTTATTGGTCTTATTTTTAACCCAATTGTATATTAATTCTGAGGAGAAAGTTATTCGGATTGATAAGGTATATGATGGTTTGTTTCTATCACCACTTAAAGGCTTTACACCGGATTTTTTTTTCATCAAACCCTCTTTTAAATGGAAGACCGGTATTACTGCCAATTTCATACCAGTCTTCTACCTTACATAACCGTTATATGTAATATACTATTCATGTAACATGAAATAAAGTGTTTAATTTTAATAAGGGGCGGTTGTGGATGAACTAATAAAAGTGATGGCTTCAGGTCTTCCCTGGTGGGGTCAATTCGCCCTAATCATAGTTGGTTTTGGTATTCAATACGTTGTTATGAGACACAAACAACAACTAGAGTCTTCCAAAGCCAACGATTCTTTAAAACAAGCCAATGAATCTTTAAAGCAGAAAAGTCTATTATTACACAACGCCACTGAGACTTTCTTCAATGAAAAATACTATATAAAGAAAAGTACTTTCATTGACCAGAAAGGCATAGCGTCCCGCATACTCCAACAGTTTATTAACAGCCTTGCATCAAAGTATGAACAAGGGTTACAATCAATGGAGATCGAAACTGGGGATTCTGAATTGCTCATCTTGGCTTTTGATGGCTTCCTTAGTAAGATTAAGGAGGAAATAATGGAGCACGTTGAGAAATTTATAACGTCTAAAGATTTTGAGTCTGACAATTATATGGATACTCAAAATGGGATTACAAATGTTTCTAATGAGATAAGCTTACATCTAGATAATGCTGTAAAGAAACAATATTCAGAAAAGAGGTACAAAGTTAGGCTATCTGACGGAATACCTAAAACTCCTATTACTGATATGATGACAGATATATACAAACAAGCGAAATCATCGTATGATAGGGGGGAGTCAAAGATCAAAAATCTAAAGAAATTATATGAGGAACAAACACAGTCTATTATTGGTGGTACATTATGAAGTCTAAGAAACAGAGTGGTAGAAAAAAAGGGAAAAACTCTTGGATTAATAGTAGAACATTAGTTCCACCAAAGCACGTAGGATTGAATGTTTCTCAGGAAAAATGGGATTCGATTTTTGGTCGTAAAATAGATGAATCCACTAAGGTTAAATAAATGCCTGTAAGAACCACAGACGGCTTAAACGCTAAGAAATACAACAAGCATAAGAATACGTATAAAGGTATAGAGGTTAAAGAAGCTAACGTTAAGTTGTTTCATAACCTCTTTATGGAGTCTATGGCTGAATCATGGAAGTATGACCTTGAAAAGCTACAACTTCAGCAATCTGGTGAATTAACTGAATCTCATGAGAGAAGAATTGAGTTAGAGTTCGCCCCTTTAAAAAAAGACATCAAAGGCTTATACAACATAATGTGTATGCTTCGACTTACTGTTAGAGATAAGTTTAATAGAAGTCAGTCATATAGAGACGATATGACGAGAAGGTGTCGTGATGACTATGCTACATGGATAAACTACTTTGGATGGACTGATGACTCAAGGCTTGTAAGTATGGGGATGCAGTCATTAGTTCCATTCGTTATGACTCAATCCCAAGAGACGGCACTTAAGCTTATAGATAAGTGTATTCCAGCTCGTAGATCAGTTCTTGTTGAAAAGAGTCGTGCTGAAGGTATTACAGAGCTTCTTGCACATTATGATGTATGGAAGTGGCTTTACACACCTGGTTATAAAGGTGGTTGGGGTAGTAGAAAACAAGATCTTGTTGATAAACGTGGTTCTCCCGGGTCACTCTTTAGTAGATTAAGGCGTATTATCTACAAACTACCTGTAGAGATGCGACCGGACGGCTATCATCAAGAGAGAAATGCTAATGATAAAATACTAACACTGCATAATCCTAATATGAACTCATACCTTATTGGTGAGGGTGGAGACAATATTGGTCGTGGTGATAAATATACTACAGCTAAGGTCGATGAAAAAGCTTTCGTAGAAAACCCAGAAGCGGTAGATGAAGCGTTATCCAACACCTGTGACTGTCAGATAGATATATCTACACCTAATGGACAAGACCACTTCTATAAAAAAAGGATGTCTGGTAAAGTAGAAGTGATTACTCTTTGGTGGTACAATAATCCATCTAAGAATATCAACTGGAGAAAAGGTAAAAGACCACCTTCGGGAACTTGCTACTGGTATGAGTTTCAAAAGCTAAAACATGATGAAGTGATTGTTGCAAAAGAGATTGATATTGACTTTTTAGCTTCAATTGGTGGTGTTATGATTAAGCCTGAATGGGTGAGATCGGCTACAGACTTTCAGTTGAAAAAAGAAGGACCAAGTATAAGTGGTCTTGATATTGCCGCAGGAGGGAAAGATAGCACTGTTTATATAAACAGAACAGGACCAGTTTGTGAGCTACCACAACCAATCCCTTTCTCATCTCCGACCACATCGGCATGGGCTTCAGCAGATCTGTGTAATGAAGACAATGCTAGTATCCTAGTTTATGATCAAAACACCCTAGGAGAAGGATTATATGCACTATTGAAAGAGGGTGATCGTAAGGTTAGGTTTGATCTTATTGGTGTATATGGGCAAGCTAAAGCCTCAGACAGGCTCTATGATTCTGAGGGGTTAAAAGGTTATGAGAAGTTTAGAAATTTAAGGGCTGAGATTTGGTGGAGCCTTCGTAAAAGATTTGAGAAAACTCATCTTCATGTGACAGGAGAAGCTCAGTATCCTGAAGAGGAGATGATTTCTGTTCCAAGTGGAGATCAGGAGTTGTTAAATCAGCTTAGTTCGCCTCGTATCGTTTTTTGCCCAAATGGGAAAATCGGTGTAGAGTCTAAAAGAGAAATGGCATCAAGAAATGTACCTTCTCCAGATAAAGCTGATGCATTATCATATTGCTACTATCCTTTGGAGAGTAACAATGCTGTCCTGCCTCATTTTAAAAACACCAATAGCGAGAATTACAAAACCTTTCAACTACATAAGCAGATGCCTATAGATATGTATGTGTCCATATACCATACTAATGATATGAAGGTGTACATGAATGTCTGTGGTCTTGATATGAACACAAGAAAATTAATGATCATTAGCGAACACGTTTACGATTTCTTTGATCCTGAAGAAATTGCAAGAAACGCATGGGAGTCGGCTCAAGGGTTTTCTATCGTAAAATGGCTTGGAAATGAAGAGATCTTTGCTGGATTAGAAAAGGGTAAAAATGTAATCTGGTATGAATACAGAAAAGCAAAAATAAAACTAACAAGAAACTATAGGAGTGACCCGAAAACGGCTATAGACACTCTTGATAGAATGTTTAGAGATGATTATCTTGCAGTCCATGAGGACTGTGACAAAACAATGAATCACATAAGAAATTGGAAAAATATAAGTGGGAAACCTCAAAACAACTTATACTTTGCATTATGTTTAGTACAGGTTATTACGGCTTTAAAGAAGAAAAAGATGGTTTATACACCACCTAAAGTCGAAGATAAAGGATACAATATTTTATAATTTTTCATTCCTATGTTATATTTAGTAAAAAGGGGAATGTATGTCTGTAGAAAAAAATGCTGTAGAATCTGCTATGAATCTGAAGGGTGATTATTTCGGTAATTACTATCAGCGGTTTCTTGATGCTGATGATGCGGACGCAGGAGACCGGCAGCGAGCTTTAAGCAACCTTAGATTGTATATGCCAACGACTGCTTGGGATATGTTTCCAGGTGAGGTTCGGCAACAATTTACAGAACAATCTAGGAGACCAAGTAAATACAACTTAATTCCTAATTATGTAGAAGGTCATGCTGGAATGCTAACATCTTCTAATAGTGTTGACCCTGAATTTGTTGACTCTGAATCTGATGACGTTGATGTTACTCAAACATTAAAATCGTTAAAAAGAGTCTATTTAGCTGATAAAAATATTTTTCATTATGACCAATCTCACAATGCATCTGTTCTAAACGGCTGTATTTATAGAGGCGTTGAAGAAATAATGATAAATAGAAGTCAGATGGACCCATTAGGGCGACCAAAATTTAAAAGCTTATCACCTACTTCTGTGATTTTTGACCCTACAGCTGTACAAACTGATGATATCGGTTCTGAGTCTAAAGAGGCTTGGAAACGTTTTTATTTATATCCTGGTGAGATAAAGAATTTATTTCCAGACTCGGCAGAAGCGGTGAGAGGTTATCTAGCCGGTCAAAGCAATTTCTCTGAAGCTCGTTCTTTTGTTAATGTGCCTGAAGAATTATACTGGCAGAACAAGTATATGGTTGTGGAATGGTATCATTCTATAACTGAAAAGGTTGAGATAGCATACGACTCAGAATCTATGATACCACTTCCTAACAGTCCTAGTTATAAATTCGGATCAGAGGAAGATTTTAACTTTAAGAAGCAATGGTCTGAGAGTCAAGGTAGACAGCTCAATCCATCTGCTATTACTGTTAGAAAGAAAAAAGAAGATGCATTGTATGTAACAACTTTTGCTCCTGGGCTAAGTGCTGTACTTCAAAACAAACGTGATGAACGTCAAATCAAGAGGACAGATGGAAGTGCTCGATTACCTTTTTATGTTTGGGCTTTTAGTCAAAAGAATGGTAAAACTACTGGTGTGGTAGACACTATTCGTGATGCCCAAGAAGATATAAATAAAAGAGAAGCAGCAAGAACTAAGTTTATAACTCAGACACCTCAACAGAAAATGATTGTTCACCCAGATGCTTATGGTGATGATCAGGCTAAAAGAGATGAACTTACTAAAAACCTAAATGATCCCTCAACACCATTTTTCTTAGATGAAGGTGCACCTCCGGGAGTACCTCTTATTACTAATATCAATGGTGTGCAAGTGCCTCAAGCTTTTTTCCAAGATGAACAATTTAAGATAAATCTTATGGATAGAATGAGTGCTTTTAATCCATCTATGCAAGGTTTAGAAGGTAAATCGGGAGAATCGGGCATACTCTTTGCACGTAAGGTTGTAGAAGGTAACACTATTAATAAAGTAAGAGCTGGAAGACTTCAAGAATATCAGATGGATAAATTTGAAGGATGGTTTCAACTTGCTAAGAAGCTTTATGGTGGTGATACTAGTGATGAAAAACTAGTAAATATGAATAGGACTTTTGTAGAGTCTGATGGGAAAAAGGTTGTTCTTAATAAAATTGAAGGACATGATGCTTTTAATCAGCCTATCATTGTTAATGATCTGTCAAAACTCAGAAGAGTTCACGTTATTATCAATGAAGTTAAACAAAGTGCCTATGAGAAACAAATAAGTAGAGAAGTGAATGTTAGCTTATCTAATGTTTTAGGACCAAACACTCCATACAAAGCAGTACTTGATGCTGAATTAGTTAAGAGTGTTGATAATATGACACCAGAAAACAAAGAGCTTATAGATAATATTGCTAAGTTGAGCATAGAAGCTACAACAAAGAATCTTGAGTTGCAAATTGCTCAAGCTGATATGCAAATACAACAAATGCAAGGTGGCGGCCAGCAACAGGGAATGCCTGGGCAACCGCAAGGTCAAGGTGGTATGGAGATGCCTCCAGAATTATTAAATGCACAGGCCACACAAGATGTCGGTGCTCAAGTAGCATAAGGAGAAAATGAATGAGTTATAATCCAACAGAATTACAGGAAATGGTTTTAAATGGGACTCCAGAACAAAAAGCAGAAGCTCGTGGTATTCTTGAGGGAGTTGTTAATAACAATGTTCCAACAGAAGCACCAGCTGGAAATCCTGCTCAACCTGCAACTGAAGTACCCATACAACCTGTTCAAGAGGTAGCTCAAGCACAACCTATTCAGCAACCTGCTCAAACAGAAGTTGCACCTCAACAACAGTATTTTACTACTGCTTATCAGGGCAAAGAAGAGAAGTTTGAAGATCCTGACGGGTTTTTAAATAGAAAAGATTTGAATGGTGTCAAAAATATGGCAGCACATCAAATGAAGCATATTGAGACTTTAAGCGGACAGCTTACGGCACAACAAAATGAAGCTCGAAGTGCTATTGAAACGGTAAATAATGAGAAAGCTGAGTTGCAAAGGAAGATAGATGAGATGAACGCCAAGCTTGCTCAACCTCAAGTTCAGCAACCTGTTCAACCTCAAACACAACAATATCAACCAGTGGACCAAGCACAAGTTAATGGCTATAACCAAAATTATGCTCAACCACAATATCAGCAAAATCCGTCAAACGGCTTTATCCCACTACCAGAAGATACTATGGAGTGGGAAGGTCAACAGGTCGGAGCTATAAATAACGGTCTATCTAAAATTGGATCTATAGAGTCTCAAGTTGCTGAACTTAAAAAAGCACAGGACGAGTTTAATGCAAAGAATGCTGAATTAGAAAAGCAAAGACAAGCTCAACAAGAACAAGAGCAAGCAGAAGCTTCAAGAAAATCCTTTGTTAATGACGTAAATGGTTTTATTACCTCACACGAAAAATATAAGGTTCTTGGTAGCGACATAGATGCTTACGATTCTAAAGCTGGTGAATGGATGACAAATTTAGCATCAGCAAACAATGTACGTCCACCGTTATACCAAACAAAAGAAGCGTTGGATGAGTATGAGAGAAAAAGAACAGAAGTAGCTAGATTGTATATGGAGGGTAATCCTATGGTTACAACTTCAGCTGGTCACTTGCAAGAACCTCAAGGTATAAGAGAATACTTTGAAGTCTCTCAATTAATAAACAAACAAAATAATGAATATCAAAACTATGATATAAATGGTAACCCTCGCAGAATGAGTCTACAAGAAGTGTGGGCTTTAGAGAATATGAAAAACGGTGGATTTCAAAGTGCAATGAATTCTGTCGAAGATCAAGCTCGAATGCAAGGTGTCCAAGCAATGGCAAATGTACAAGGTGATATAGCTAACCATGCTTTAAATCTCTCTGATACGGCCACTCAGTCTACTCCAGATGATGGTATAACCAAAACCAGTATGGAAGAGTTAAGACGCATATTAAACCAGAACCCTGTGGAACTCATGAGAGATCCTGAAAAGAAAAAACAGTACGATGCAGCGGTTCTACAAATTAATAGTATGACTGGAAATTAGAAAGGAATAGCAAAATGGCTGTAACTCCTGGTGTTGGGATATTAGTCCCAGATAGTATAACCGCAAAAGAAGCGGGTGACCTGTTAAGACATTCGTGGTCAAATGAAACAAACATGGAATCTCTTTTAGTAGATCCATTAATGAATATACCGTTACTCACGGAACCTGTAGATCCTGGGCAAGACCGAAAGTCTTTCTCTCTTAAAGAAGGATACTTGTTTCATGATGTAACACCTCCTGGTATGGAGTCTTACGTTAGAACTGTAAGACTTCAACTTACGAAATCATTGTCTGGTGCTGCTCAAGAAGGTAACGCAACTTACTTACTTGGTAATGAAGAAGACATTAAAGTAAAGCAGTTTTCTGCTTATGCTAATGATTGGAGACATGGGGTAACAACTCAAGCTTATGGTATTGATTATCGTGAGAATGAGCCTACAAAAGTATACCAATCGGCAAAACCTCTTCTTGCTCAGTGGCAAGGTGAATACATGGGTTGGAATGCTCGTATGGCGTTAATCCAACGTATTTCAAGTAATCTTACTACTGCTCCAATAAGTTTAACGCCTTCTTGGAATCAGAATTGGCATATACCTGGTGTGGCTTCAGCAAGTCAACCTGCTTATAGTGCTGTTGATGCGACTTATGAAACAAATATTATAGCAGCAATGGATGGAGCAACTCAAGCAGATGCACATCTTACAGTTTCTAACTTACTTGAGTTAGAGCAAGTTGCTAGAGATAAGTACATCAAACCTGTTAAATGGGAAGGTAAAGAACTTTATTTCTTATACGTATGCCCTGAAGAGTATAATTTTATGAGAGATTCTATCAATACTGGATCATTTGGTTCATATTGGCAGGATACGGCAGCTCTTGGTAGTGCAGAACTTGATAAGGTAATCCCAAGTGACAAATTTGTTATCGGTGATGGACTTGTTGTTTGTCGTGATAATCGTGCGGCAGCAATTGGGCAAGGAATAGCAGCAATTAACGCTTACTATCTTAAACAAGGTAGAAATGATGAGCGTAAAGTGATTGCTGAGACTAAGAAGTGGAATGCAAATATACTTCTTGGTCAAAGTGCATTAGTGAAATTTCAACCTGAGAAACCTCACTATGAAGAACAGTATGACGTGTACAAACAGTTCAAAGGTATTGGATATTTTGGAGCTTGCTCTTATATGATTCCATCTTTTGATCTTGACACAAAAACTGATACTTCAGCACAACAAGAAGGATCAATGATTGTTCCTACAGAAAGAACAATACTTTAATTAGTTATATGGGGTTGTTATTTACAGCCCCTTATACAACACAAGCATAAGGAGAAAATGTGCATAGTAATTTAGTTAAACTACCTGACAATGTGAAGAAGAAGCCTGGTCTTGATATGACTGAGGAGTTTTGTAATCTCTCAGGTCTTGATATGATAGAATTGCATCATTCAAGAGGAGCGTATCCAGCGGCAATAGGATGTGGTGGGTTTCAAGGTGCTGAAATAGCATATACTGGTGGTGGTAATGGGAGAGCGGTTTATACTTTTGTTCCCACTAGAACAATTCATGGTGAGGATGTTAGAACTACACTCCCATTAAGTTTTAAGCCAGAAGAGCTTACTGACCACTTAAAGGCTTGGTGTCCTGATACTGAATACAATAGAGATTATATTGCAAAGACTCTTTATGGTGGTGGACAAGTGTTTTTTGTAGCAAATGCCAAAACTCTAAAAGAGATTGATAAGGTTGCTATAGAAAAAGGCTATAATAAAAAGCCTAAAGTCCGTGAATCGGAAATACTAGAAAATCAACAAAGTACTATAGCAGATCAACAAGCTGAAATTGAGATACTTAAAATGAGACTCTCAGACTCTTACAAAACTCCTGAGCTTATTGCAGATAAGAAGACTAAAGAGCAGAAGATGAGAGATGAAGCTAGAAAGTATGTTCATAAGCAAGATGCTGAGTATTTAGCCAAATTAGAAGCTAAAGCTGAAGCTAAAGCTAAAAAAGAAGGTAAAGATCCTAGTTCAATCTTTATCACAAAAGATTATAGAAAAGTTATAGCTCCTAAAATAGAGCAGGTTTTAAAAGAAATGTTATCTGGAAAATTTAACCCAGAAGAGTAGTTATGCTTACGACAAGAGAATTATTAGGCATTATACAAGAGTATATGGATGAACAGCCAAAAGAAAAGATCCTTATGTATTTAAATAGGTCTTATCTAAGGCTGTGTCAAAACGATATTAAAGACTTCGTATTCCTTATTTGTCGTGATGATTTTGGGAATGATGCTTATGACAATGATGATCTAAAATTCTCTTATCCTGTATTACGGCAAAAATATAACAAAGCTCCTAGTGATGAGGCTCCTGATTACATACCAATGCCATCAAGTGTTGATATTATTGCTGAGAATTTTACTGATGAGGATGGTAATCTTCTACTAAAAGAATTGACTACTGTATTTATATACAGGGGGCAAGTTGTAACTTGCAGAAAGGTTAATGCTTTTTTTGTTATAAGAAATTTTAACCTTAACTATTACTATTACCCTATAAATCAGGTTCCGTATGAGCCTTTTACACCATACTTTAATGACGGGTACATTCGTCCATCAAATACAAATAGTGGTAATTTGCAACTATCTCGTTTTCCTTGTGACCTAAGACCACCAACTCAAGACAAATCAGCATTCTCTGTGTTTTATGATAAACCCTATGGGGACGCTACTGATGCGGATGAATCAAATAATTACTTGGGAGACGTTTATTGTGAGTTTTGGTTTACGCCTCCATCCTTAGCTACACCAGACTCAGTTATGTTATTGGATACTGGTAAGTGGCAAGACGAGTTAATAAACGGGGCAGTCGGCTATTATGAAGATATGGTTAATGGGGATTCTACAAGACTTAAAGAGTTTTTGAAGTTTAATCGTAAAGAATTTATGAATGAAGGTAATTCTAATATTCATAATAAAGGGAATCAACAGTACAAAACAAGGGATATCGGCTAATGTCTCGCAATAAAAGAAGATTTTCCCCTCATAGCAGGAAGTTCAACGAAAGAGGAGTTGAGCGTAGAGATGACAAATTTGTTGGTTTAGCTACAGATCATATAAGAACGCCTAAAGATCACCTTGAAGAGCTTGAGAATGCAAGAGCTTTTAAGTCTGAGATTAGAGGGCGAATCGGGACTTTATTGCATAATAGAGCTGATTATGAACTAAATCCAAGTCAAACGGAAACATACTCACAAGCATTAGCCTCTGGTGGTATCATATACGAGGCAAAAGGAGCTCTCCCTGTTGAGGGTGATATATTTATTACAACAAGTCATAATGATTTTTCAGGCTCCCCACTTGCGGAAGCTAAGAGATTATCACTAAATAGTAAAATATCTCCAGAGTATGACTATCCTAATACATGGGCTTATGATTTCTATAGTGTCGTAACATCTGATACCAAACCTGCATATATTGGTAATCTTTCTGTGCCTTATTTTAGAAATCACATTTCAAGAATATTAACGTCTGGTACTGATCTTTTCCATGTTAGTAAGTCAGGCAACACTATCACAAGAACTCTTACAACATCAGCTCCTTTTACAAATGATCTCGTTGGGATGTACTTTGTTTATGGGGCATTGGACACACAGTCTGACGTTTTTGTTGGAGTAAGAGATGTTATTACAAGTGTTGCAGATTCAGATACTCTAACAGTAACTAGTACTGGCCTTGTTGATGATGGTGGATACCAATTGAATGTTATTCAACCTAAAATATATTCCTCATTATATATGCCTTCAGTGGGAAAAATGTATTTTCATGCTGGAGAAGAAGTATATGAGGTGGCTATACCTATTATGAAATGGTCTAAGTTATGTGGCATCTCTGATCTGAAACCTTTTCCATCAGACTCTATTATGAGTGAAGTTAAAGGTGATGTTTTGCTTGCTAATGATAATGGGCACTTTAGAATTAAGGTTAGCAAAGGTAATGAACCTTCTCACTATTGGAAGGTTAATACGGCTAGACCTAATAAAGCTCAAAATGCTCAGAAGTATTTTTTCGGCTTTGAAGATTCTGTATCTTCTGTAGGAGAAAATCCATATTCGCCATTAGGATTTTCAGGATTAACAAGTGATGGCGAATCAGACAAAACAGGTGGAATGTTACTTTCATAAGGAGCAGGAATGGCAGTACCAGACGTTGACCTTCAGTGGGCTACGGGGCTAAATGCGGTTAAGATAATTGAACCAAGTCCTACTCAAAAGGATATCGGTTATGATGTTGGGAAATTTCCCATTCAAGGTGAATTTAATTATTTATTTAATGGTTACTATCAGTGGTTTCAGTATTTAACTGCCAATGTAACAGGTGCTATTGAAGATGTTGAATCTATCTCAAAGGATTTTACATATCTTAATGATACTACTTATGGTGCTATTTCAGATCCTACAGCAAACGACAAAATCAATAAAAAAGTTTCTGCTAGTCAGGATATTTCTATACAAAGTACCGCTGTCGGTATTATAGAGGGTCTTGATTATAGATCTGGGGGTAACCAGCTTATAGTTGATATTGGTTCGTGCTATCTATACAAAGCTTTTAGTACTAAATGGGGCACTCCTGTACTTAAGTTTAATTTGAATAGCCAATTTGTAGGATCATTTATCAAGACTGGTGATTGGGATTATTTTGGTATTACTGGATTCGTAGCTTCTGGGTCAAGTGTTTTTGGGTCAGGTGTTACACTTTACGCCTTTGCCTTAGCTTCAACATCAACTTCATCGGTTGCTATTATTGGAGATACGTCTTTAAATGCCACTAATGCTGTAAGTGCTTTTGCATCAACATACTCAGTGGATGTTAGTACTGTTTATGTAAGGAGAATAGCATCTCTTGTTGTAGGCTCTGATACTCAATCTATATCATTAAATCATCTTGGGAACTATACATCTGTATCAACAAGTGGTGTTACAAATAACACTCAGGCTGGAAGATATGTTTTTACTGACAGTGCCGGATTGTTTATTCCCGCTACAGCTGTCCTTTTGGGTGGAGCTACAGTTTCAGTTAACTTGGAAAATAGCGTTATGACACCTATCTTAAGCCAGTCTGTTGTTGATTTGACAATTTCATATAATGGTACTTCTTCGAATAGGCATACTGTTCAGGTTAGCCAATATAATGATACTTTGACTGTTAATCCATATAAAACATCCAGCAATTACTCTACAAATTTAGTACAAACAAATGGGTTTAATGCATTAATAAGTGCAAGCACGTTTGATATATCTGTATCATCTAATACATTTGATATTGGAAATATTTCAACAGGAGCGTCTCCAGCTTCAGATATTCTTTATTTGGATATTAAAGTAAATGGTTGGACTGATTACAGGGAGCAATACAAAATAGGGTAATTTTTAAAAAAAGAGGAATATATGCCATACATAACCGTGAACGGCTATCAAGTCCCGCAGATAGGTACTCAAGATACAGAGAGTCCTAATTATGCGGATGCAATAGAAACAGTATTAGTATCTTTACTTCAAAACAAAAACACAGCTACTGCCAATCTTGATGTGTTTATACCTGGAACAGGAGTTTTGTACTATACCGCTTCTGGTGTTACTATTGCCGATGGTGATTTTAAGTATGAATTAGAAGCAGGAACAGGTGACTTTTTAGCTTTTATTAGAAGGTCAGGCGTTTGGGTGGAGTATAAAAGATCTCATGAGGATTCTGGACGTATTTTGGAAACATTTATAGGTAAAAACTCTCATTCTCATACATCTACCACAGAAAGTGACGACTCTCACATTTTAACATCTAATACTAATGGTCAAAATAGAGTTGGAGCGGATGTTGTTATTCAAAATGTTGACAATCTTGGTGTTGGTGATAGTTCTGCTGGGAATCCTATTATTATAAACACTCAAGGGTCTGTTGGCACATCTGACCTTACAAGTCTAATACAAGGTATTGCACTGGTCGTGTCTGGGGATGCTGTTGCTGAGAAGATAGCTCTAAATATTAGACCTAATTGGACTTATGCACTTAAAGTTAATGCTGAAACAGCTCAATCACCTTTAGCTGGGTATACTTATGATGGTGTGACTGTGACGAATAGATCTGTAGAGTTTTCAACTCCAGGAAACGATGTTAGTATTTTTGTGAGTGACAATGATACAATCATACTAGGGTTTACAAGCCCCTTCTCAATATTTGAAGCAGCGTTAGCAACTGGAGCAAATCAGAATATTCTTGCAACATATCAGTATAGTACAGGGAATGATACATTTGCCCCTTTAACGATCAACAGTGATACAACTAATGGATTTACATCATTGTCTGGGCAAATATCGTTTAACCCTCCTGTTGGTTGGGCTACAAGTAATTTGTACCAAGGTGACTCAGTTTTAGCTCTTTATTATATTGAGATAACAAGAACAAGAAATGGATTATCAACAATTCCTATTGAGAGTCAGTTTAAGTTATTTCAATCTGGAGGCTCTGATATGTATATTCATGGAGATGGATGTATAGAACCTGTAACAATTTCAAATTCGGCAGCTGGCAATAATTGTATTTATTTTTCTGTAGAAAAGAATACCTTGTGCTGGAAAAACAAAGTTGGTGTCGTAAACACAATAGATATAACGGTGGCATAAATGAGTTATGGTAGTGGTACATGGGGAGTTGGAGTTTGGGGCGTTGATGATGAAGCTGGGCCTATAATTACTGATATAGATGCCCCTGAATATGATCCTAATCCATTAAGTGATAGGATTGATGTTAAATTCAAGTATCGTTATCTGATAACAATGAGTAGAAACACAGGTGGAAATATTGCTTTAGGCCGTATAGATGCGGCACTAGGGCAAGAATTAGAACATGAGAGTGCTTCAAACATTCCTCCACTAAGAGGAAATGACTTTTTAGAGTCAATAACTTTTAGTGATATTTCAGCATCTCCAGATAGCGATAATGTTATTGAATTAAGGGGTCCTTCTGAGAATAATGAACATTACACTCACTATTCAATATATAGGACAAAAAACACATTAGCCGATGATGCGGATTTTGAAACAGTAGAAGATACTTTTTTATATGTAGATGATGTCCCAGTTGTTAAATTTGGATATGCAACAAGTTTTGTTGGTGAACCAGACGGAAATAGCGGGCTAATGGTATTTCAAAGTAAAACTATGGGTGTTGAAGACGTTGGATCGTCTATTTCTGATGAGTTCGCTGGTGAGGCTTACGAGATTGTGGATTATGTTGAAAGAAATGGTGACAATGTTGTCTTTAGAGTAATGAATAGATCTGACCCTTTAGTTCTGAATCCTGGTGTAGATAAATGGTACACTATTGGTGCTGACTGGGTTTTCCAAGGGGAACGAGTTTTTGCTGACAATGGAGATGTTTTATATATAGCAAGTTCATGGCAACGTGATTTTATTAGCACTGATGTTGGGAAACAAATCTTTTGGGCAGATGGAAGCGTTTCTGTTATTCGCAAAGTAAATAATATTAGGGAAATCGTTCTTTTTGAACCAGATTTAATTCCTGAAGATTTTAATGGTACAGGTTCATTTATAGGTGTAATTGGGTATCTTGATAGAACTTATAACGACTTCACAGAGGACTCAACTCTTACAACATATCAAAGACGTGGAGATCCTTTTTACTTTCTACAAACTAGGTTTTTTGCTCCTTTACCTGATGGTGGGTATTCTGCTGTAAAAGGTGGAGCTTATTTTGTTAGCTCTTTGGTTAATAGTGAATATTACTATTCTCAATTAAGAGAGTTGTATAGAACGGGGTCATATCATCCTTCAATACAACTTAATACAAAACCTGTAGGAACTATAACAAGGTTAAAAGATTACCCTGAAGTTTTAGCTATATTTGGAAAGCATTTTACATATTATCTTGATACTACTGTAGAAGTTAATGGTGGAGAATCCTTACTAGGTGAATTTATTGTAACCTACTCTGATCCTAAATTAATAACAAACAGAGTTGGTTGTAATAGTGAAGGTTCGGCTGCTTCTATTGATGGAGGTGGTGAAATCATTTTAACAAATGAACCTGCTGTTAGATTTTTTGATGGATTTAAATACAGTGATAATATCGCTCTTAATACAGTACAGGATAGTAAAATATCTCAACTCAAAGTTGACACTGTTTTAGAGTGGGACAAAAGACGTGGTTTAAGTATTTGGGGGGTAAATGGCTAGTCCTGTTGTAGATTACACGGTTGTTCCTAATAGTGGAATTACTCCTCTAACAGTTACAATTACATTAAACTCTGTTATGATTGATGGGTTTGATATTGATCCGTATTCTATCGCCCATTTTGGGTTTTTAAAAAGTAATGGATCATTCGATGCTCTTCAAATGTCACATTTTGGTTACTATTTGGCATTGCCAGCTATTAACTATATATGGAAATTTGGTGATGGTAACACATTTGTAGGTGAAAACCCTAGAACTCATACATACACTACACCAGGGGATTACATTTTAAAGCTATGCCTTATTGTAGACAGTGTCGCTTATGAATACCCAACAACAGTAACAGTGTTAGCTTCAGAAACCAGCTTAGTTGGCCTTGGGCAAAACCCTTCAAGAGAGTCTCTTAATTATGGGAATGATGAAACTCAAGGTTTTGGATGGAGCAAAAACTCCGGAGACGGTCATTTATGGCCTGACTCTTATGGTTCAATGATATCAACATTTAATGAAGACGGTGATCATGAACAATTGATATTTGATTCATTAACTGGTTTACCATATGTATATGATACAAGAAAGCTTATAACATCTTCAAATCTTATTGAAGTGTGGAAAGATAAAGTAAATCCATTAAGTGAAGGTTCTGGAACAGAGATAACAACCAGAGTTAAACTTCAGGAATATGTCGGATCTCATGAAAGTTATTTTCAACAAATGAGTGATATAAACTTGTTTTATGAACCGATGTATAGAGCACGACAGGATGCTATAGGATATACAGCTAAAGGGCTAAGGGACGCTTTCGAAGTTGATTTAGAATTGTATGCAGATGAAAAACTTGATAAAGTCGCTCATGCGGACAACGTTCCAATTGATAGGGAATTGTTTTTTGATAGGATAATCAAAGGTCATATAATGCAGATAGCTTTTGAGACTGCTTCTTCTGAGTATCGGTTTACTGGTTCTGAAGTGTATCTTACTAATTATGATCATGCCGTTTGGCCTTCTCAACCAGATATGACAGAAAAAGACTATCAGAGTGAATCAAGCGACCTTCAAGGATGGCTTACTAGAAACCAATTCAAGCTTTTAGATCTTGTAACATCTGAAAGCTATGGTAATTCTGATGACTATGACAATATCGCTGGACCAGATTCATTAGGTGGAAGTGCTTTCCAAGTAAATAAGCCTGGAGATATTTCATTTAATAAAACCGTTAATGATGCTACTGTTTGGAGTAATGACCCAGCTGGACCTACTATAACTAGCTCGTCACCTCACGAGTTAACTGTAATCGGTTCTTTTGATACCCCTGAGTTTCCAGACGACAAAACAAATCCAGCTGTTGTGACATGGTATTTTTTACATATTAAGCGAACTGGACCAGATCCTCACTTTGCTTTTGAATTCACCTTTATAGATGGTGTTAAGTACTTTGATGTGAGATTTTATAATGTAGATGCTTCTTTATCAGAAATGTCTATACAGTACCAATTTGATGATGTAAAAGAAAATAACGCTAATGCTATTTGTAAAAGTTGGTTTTAATGAATAAAGTAATTATTATAAAAAGCCCGATACGGTCAATAAGACCAACAGATAAAGATCATGAAATTCTAGCTAAACAGAATCAGAACTTTACAAATTTGTGGAATATCATAAATAATCAAGCTCAGAGAATTAAAGAACTTGAGAATAATCGTAATATAGAGTATGTTAAAAGTGAGGATGATATAATAACAGTAAAAACCTCACAAGGAAACAAGCGTATAAAAGTGGAGACTAGCAATGAGTAATTACTATTGGGATCTTGTAGATAAATACAATACTAATGCTTCAAATAGTGTTAAAAACTTTAGCCCTATGAATATTCCTCGTGGTGGTAAAAGAAACAGCATTGGTACTGGAGCGGGTCCAGATAATGTTATTCAACCTAGTAATCCTGCTATGCTTGATTTTAGCAGTGGGACTCCTTCTGTTATTCATGAAGGAGAACAGGTTTCGAATGCCTCTAACGGCAAAAGCGTAACCCCTCATAGAGATGTTAGACGTGGAATGATAGACTTAAACACTCCAGAGAAGCAAAGAATTGTTTCAAGTATGGAACAAGGTACTATGCCTGGATTCCGTGGTGGCGGTTTTATGCCTGGTTATCAAGATGGTGGGTTAATACCAAACCAACAACAGCCTCAACAAACTGGATTACCACAGCAGTCTTTTCAAACTCCATTCTCTCAAGCAATAGCTCAAGCTCCTGCACAGGTTCAGCCTACAGCAGTTCCTACGCAAACTCAAGCGATGGGATTACAAGTTCCTCAACAGCCTCAACAGCAACAGGTTCAGCCTCAACAACAGCAACAACCTCAACAGCAAATTGCTGGAACAGGTGTCGCTCCTACTGCTCAACAACCTCAAGGTCAACAACAACAGGCTCCTGGAAAACCAGTTAAACCTGGACAAGAAGCTCTGACTCAAGAGAGTATGGAAAGTGTTATGAGAGGTGACACTCCTAAGTTTGACACTGTGGACGACTTTAAGAAGCATTGGGATAAATCATTACTTGAGCTTCAGAAAATCGCTGGTGGTAATAGTGAGTTATTTGAACAACTTAAAAATGTTAAGATGGGTCAACTCGGAGCTGAACAGGCTGCTGGAACTGCCGCTGCTGAACAAAGAGCACTACAACAAGGATTGAGTCCTGAGACATCCCGGTTAATCGGTCAACAAAGAGACAGATCTCAAGCTATGGAGAGAGGGAATCTTAGAAACCAATTAACTCAATTAGAGTCACAAGCAGCAATTGATGCAACTAACCAATCTGTTCAACAAGGGTTAATGCGGACTCAATTTGAATTTCAAGAGAAGCAAAACCTAGCTAATAATTTAATTGAGCAAGGTGGATTTGAGAACCTTGATAGAGCTGAAGAAGTTCTTACTGAGTTATATGGTACACCAATAGACCTTCAAAACCTTAGAAATAAGCAAACACTTCGTTCTGTGGCTGATTTAGTCGCATTAGGTGGTGGTATTGAAGAGACTATGCAATTAGCTCAACAACAAGGATTAGCTCAGAATCTTGGAATAGATGAGAATGAGTTAAGAACGATGGTCAACTCTATGGTTGTTAATAGTAATCCTATTTCACAAGCTGAAGTCATGTACAAGGATCTTGTGTCGAATGGAACGATAACACAAGAGCAAGCTAATCAAGCTATGGAAGTTATGAAATGGACAATGCTTAATCCTCAAGGTGTAGAGATAAGTAACTCATTTGCTGTTACTGATGCTAATGGAAACCAAGTAGGTAATTTTAAGACAGAAGAAGAAGCTGATAGCTTTATTGCTAACAATGCCGATAAGGGTTATAATAAGAAATTTGAGAAGAACGGATGGATCGGTCTTAAAGGAAGTTACGAAGAATACTTAGGATCAAAAGTTGAAGGTGACGTCTTTGAACAAAATGGTAAGCTTTTTAGACTAGTTAATGGTCAAAAGGTTGATGCTCGAATGACGCCAACAGTGCCATTCTCTTCTACAAACAACTCCCTTTATAAATATTATATAAATAGTGGAAGACAGGAACAGGCTAACGATATACTTAACTTACAAGTAGATCATTTAAGAAGTCTTGAAGATGAAGACGGTGATATAGACTTGCCTGCTGGTATAACAGAAGATCATCCAGCTTATAAGATTTGGGCTAAAGGAAATACGTCTTTAAATCAAGGGCAAAAGATTCAGCCTACAAAAGTTAAAAAGAAGAAAACAACATCATCTGGAGAAACTCAAACAGGTGAGATTTCTGGTGGTGAGACTTCTGGAGATACCTCAAATGTTGAAATTCCATACGAATAAGGAGATTATATGTCATTAATAGCAGCCTCACTTATAGGTGCTGGAATATCAGCAATTTCATCTATTATAGGTGCTGGAGTTCAAAACAAAAGCCAAAGGGAGGCTCAAGAAGAGTCTAAAAGATTGGCTGAAATTCAAAAGAAAATGCATGAACTTAGTAATAGAAGACAATTTATTCAACAACAACAGCAAAATGTATTACAAGAGCAGAATATAGATCTTCAAAGGTCTGGTATGGCTGAAGAAAAGCAGTTCCGTCAACAGCAACAATCGGCTCAATTAAACAGACAGCAAGTACAAGATACTCTTAGTATGATAAATCAATCTACTGTAATGAGAAATCAATTTAGAAATGTTATAGGATAGGGAGTTATAATGGCTTTTTTTGGTTACGATCCACGAGATTATATGTCGAACGTAGGTCAAACTATTGCTGGAGTTGGGCAACAAATTGGTCAAACAGTAAGCCAAATTCCTCAACTGCAACAACAAGAGAGATTAGGTGCTCAACAAGAAGAATCTAATCGGCTTGGTATTGAATCTCAACGATTTCAGCAAAAAAAGGTGGAGGCGGCAGAAAAACAGCTAGCTGAAAACCCTGGAGTGTTAAAAGATTATGGTGAGGGATTAGCTAATGATTTAGATGTAGCTATATCCAATCTACCAGAAGATTTAAGAGATTCAGTGAGTCACATTCCTGATGCATTCAGAAAGAATTATGGTGCTTATGGTAAGATTAAAAGGTTGAGTCAGTCTGAAATGAGTGGTGTTTCTGACAAGCTTAGAACTGACTTTAAAAAGCAAAGTGAGCTTATAAGGCTAACTAATGCTGTTGGTAGCGGATCAGACATAAATACAAAAAATGAGTTAAGAGCTTATGTGGCTAAAAACTTCGGGACTATCACAGAGCAACAATTGAAGTCTACTCCTGGTTTCCAAGGGTTGGCTGATGATCCTAAAGTTCTTAGTGCGATGGATAAAGCAAAACTAGCAACAGAGAAAGCTAGAGCTACCAAATTGGGTGCTGAGACAGGAAAGATAACAGCTGGATCAAGTAAGTCTGATTTACCAGAGAGAAAGTTTGATGAATTAAGGCAATCTAGGCTTCGAAAAGCTGAAGAGAAAATTGATACAGAAATTAATCTTGTTGAAAAAGATAAGGTTAAGAATGATGCTATTATTTCTGCATTTAATAGCGGTTCTAGACTAACAGACTTAAAAGGAAATGCGGTTGATGTTACTGAAGAAATGTATAAGCAAGCGACATCGGACAATCAAAGATTAGACACTAGGAAAGAAACCCTTGTTAAAGCTAAAGAAGCTAGACAAAAAGAGTTTATGAAATCTGGTAAAGCTGGAGATACATTTGGTAAAAATGGTGATGTTAAAAAGGTTGGAGATTATCCTACTAATTGGACGGTAAAAGCTTTTCCTACTTCAAAACCTGTTCAGAGGTCTTTCAAGAAGACTCTCACTAAATATGGTGATTTGATAAGTAAAGCGTCCAAAAAACATGGAGTGGATGAAGATTTAATCTTAGCATTGATGACACAAGAAAGTGCTGGAAAAGCAAATGCCATGTCTACTTATGAGAAAAAAGATGGTACAAAAGGTCATGCTTATGGATTATTGCAAATAACACCTCCACATTTTAAGGAGAGAGGTATTCCTAAGTCTAAATGGAAAGATCCTGCTACTAATGTGAATTTGGGTGTAGAATTGCTGAGTGGGTGGCTAAAACAATTTGGTAATGTAGAACAAGCTATTGCTGCGTACAATGCTGGTCCTGGTAGTATAAAAAACGACAGATGGAAATCTTATAAAGAAACTAAAGAATATGTACCAAGAATAATGGGTAGTCTTGAATACCTCAATTCCTTAAAAACCACACCTGAAGATGAAGACGCTTTAGTTAGTGCCGAAGCGGATATTCATGAGAAGTACGTAGAACCAGA